CCGTGCAATCGTTAGCAGATGCCTCAATGGTGACAGCAGGGTCGGCAGGAAGCGCAAACACAGGTGGCGGGGGCGGGGGCGGGGGCGCTTCAACTAACCAATACGCCAGTGGTTCTGGTGTGATTATTCTGCGTTACCCGGATTCGTATCCTGCGGCATCGTCAACGACAGGAACACCAACATATACAGTGTCCGGCGGTTATCGCACTTACAAATTTACCGGCAACGGTTCAATCACATTTTGAGGTAGCACATGGCTCATTTTGCAAAGTTGGATGAGAACAACAATGTGCTTGAAGTGCATTGTGTTCATAACAACGAATTACTTGACGAAAACGATGTTGAACAGGAATGGAAAGGCGTTTGGTTTCTCCGGAACTGGTCAGGCGGCTATCCGCACTGGAAACAGACTAGTTTTAGCGGAAGAATCCGTAAGAACTATGCAAACAAGGGTTTTACCTACGACCCAGTTCGTGACGCTTTTATCCCGCCACAACCAACACCAGACGCTGTACTTGATGAAGCAACTTGTCAGTGGATAGTGCCTGTTCCCGTCGCTGCTGATTCTCTAGGGGCATAAACCGTGGAAGCAAACGCTAAAGACGTGGAGGCTAAATTGTCAACGCATGAAGCAGTCTGCGCTGAACGTTACGCGGGCATCAACGCCCGCTTAAAGCGTTTGGAGCAAATCCTTATCGCAAGCGCAGGAGCCATTATCCTGTTGCTAATCAATACAACGTTCAAGTTGCACTGATATGTTTGACCTGTTATCCGGTGGACTTCTTGGTTCGATCTTTGGCGGCCTATTCAGGCTCGCGCCAGAGATCCTAAAGTTCATGGATAAAAAGAACGAACGGCAGCATGAGTTGAATATGTTTCAACTCCAAACTGATCTGGAAAAGATGCGCGGCCAATTCAAGATGGAAGAGAAGTACGTTGACCATTCCATTGCGCAACTTGATACGATCAAGGCCGCATTTGAAGAGCAAGCCGAAACCGCCAAATCAGCTGGTTGGTTCGTGGCGGCCATATCCGCGCTAGTGCGTCCAGGCATCACCTGGTCGCTTTTCTTTATGTACGCAGCCGTGAAGGTTGCCGCCATCTATCTAGCGTTTGAATCGCAAGCAAGTTGGCAGGACGTGTTAAACCAATCATGGGACTCGGATGACTTTGGCCTTTTCACCATGTGCGTGTCATTCTGGTTTGTTGGTCGATCCATTGAGAAGTACCAGAAGCAATGAAAGAGGCCATCAAGATCGCCAAAGACTTATTGGTGGTTCCGTTTGAGGGCTGCGCTAAAGTATTGCCAAACGGTATGGTTGCCGCGTATCCCGATCCTGGTTCTAATGGCGATCCTTACACGATAGGGTTTGGGACAACAGGCCCGGACGTGACGCCAACAACCGTTTGGTCGATGGCGGAATGCGAGAAACGCTTAGAGGCTCACCTGATTCACTTTGCCACAGGACTTATCAAACTATCACCGAGGCTTGTTTCCGCCGCGCCACGCCGATTCGCAGCTGTCCTGTCGTGGGCATACAATTGCGGACTAGGAAACTATCGGATCTCAACGTTTAAGCGACGCATCGACGCAGGCGATTGGGCAGGGGCGCGCGAGGAGTGCGTGAAGTGGAACAAGTCACGCGGACGTGTGATGCGTGGTTTAACGCGTAGGCGTGAAGCTGAAGCACTTATGATGAGATAAACATGCTTGCACCGCTCAAAATACCGCCAGGCGTATACAGGAACGGCACCAATTACCAGGCCGCGGGTAGGTATTGGGACGCCAATCTGGTTAGGTGGTACGAAGGAACCATGCGGCCTGTTGGCGGGTGGGTGAAAGCGTCAGGCGATACGTTTACAGGTTCAGCGCGTGGCATGTTCAGTTGGCGAGATAACGATTATGACCGTTGGCTTGCCGTGGGAACGCACTCCAGACTTTACGTTTGGAATGGCGGAAACTTTTACAACATCACGCCATCCGGTTATATCACTGGACGATCATCATCGTTTACGGGTTACGGTTACGGCGCAGCCAATTACGGCGCAGCCGGTTACGGCACCAAGCGATCCGTTGGCGCGGAACTTGATGCAACAACCTGGTCGCTCGATAACTGGGGCGAGTATCTTGTGGCGTGTGCCAATTCAGACGGGAAACTTTACGAGTGGCAAAACAACGTTGGATCAATTGCCGCTGTCATCACGAACGCGCCAGTTGATAACACGGCATTGATCGTTACGCCAGAGCGTTACCTGTTTGCCCTTGGCGCTGGCGGTAACCCGCGTTTAGTGCAATGGTCAGATCAAGAGGACAACACGGTTTGGACGCCATCAGGAACGAATACCGCTGGCGCGTTAGAGTTACAGACTAACGGCCGCATCTTGGCGGCAAAACGCGTTCGCGGACAGGTCTTGATCCTTACCGAGACTGATGCTCATGTGATGAACTACCTTGGGCCGCCATTGGTTTATGGTCAGGAAAAAGTGGGTTCGTTTTGCGGTTTGATTGGCCCGCAAGCCGTTGCCGTGATTGAGGGTGGTGCGGTATGGATGAGCGACAAATCGTTTTTCCTATTCAACGGTCAGCTGCAACCGTTACCTTGCTCGGTTGGCGACTATGTGTTTACGGACATTAACCTTGATCAAGTGGCGAAGATTTACTCAGGCCACAATTCAGCGTTTGGCGAAGTGTGGTGGTTTTACCCGTCAGCAGATAGCAATGAGTGTGATCGGTACATCATTTGGAATTACCGCGAGAACCATTGGGCGATTGGCGCGTTAGCCCGCACATGCTGGACGGATTCAGGCGTATTCACAAATCCTTTGGCGGTTGGCACGGATGGCTATCTGTACGAGCACGAAAACGGATGGACGGATAACGGAACCCCTATCACGTCCACGCGTTACGCGGAATCAGGCCCGGTTGAACTGTCAACGGGTGATCGGTTTATGGCAGTGCGGCAAATATTGCCGGATGAAAAGTCACAAGGCCAAGTGAAGTTAACGTTTTACACGAAGCCAACGCCAGAATCATCAAGCACAACTTATGGCCCCTATACCATGCAACCGTACACGAATGCACGGTTCACAGGCCGCCAAGTAGCAATGCGCGTGGTTGGTAATGCTGATGCTGATTGGCGTGTTGGCACGATCCGTTTGGACGCTGTACCAGGTAGCGGGCGATGAGATTACCGACGCCGCCAAATACTTATTCGCAACCGCTTGAGCGTGAACGCAACCGCGCTTTGGAAAGTGCTGATGCGTTGAACTTGAAGAAGCTACAGGACGTTGAGTTTGTGGAGGGTATGCGGTTGATCCTTCGCTCGCCAAACGGAACGCGATACAGCATCACGGTTAATAATTCTGGCGTCATCAGTGCAACGTCGATCTAGAGGTAAACATGGCAACGAAACAAGACATTCAGGCTTTGTACCAGCAAGCACTCAACAGAGCACCGCGTGACGATGAGGTGAACTGGTGGCTCATGTCCGCCAACAACGAAAAGTGGACGCCAGCACAGTTGCGCAGCGCGTTTTTGCGTGACGCGATACCTGAGCTTTACACGTCAGTCTTGGGACGCGCACCGCAACCCAATGAAACCGCATACTGGGATTGGGCGCAAAACGAGTTAGCAAGCCCAGAGAAACTGCGCAGCGAGTTTCTACGTTCAGCGCAACCAGAGATTGATATCAACGCAGCGCGTCAAGTAGGCGCTAAACGTACAACGCAAGGCATTACCCAGACAGGTTTGGCGGAACGCACATACACGCCATACGCTGGCGATTACACCCGTTACGGTTTCGGGCCTGAAGGTTTACTGTTTACCAATACGGGCAAAGTGACACCTTATGTACTGCCATCAGGAGACAAGTGGCGGCCAGCCGTTGAGCCAGCCGAGCCAAAGCCAAGCGATTCAAACTTACCGCCCGTTGATAAAAAACCAACACCTTCCGATCTTTCAACCTTAACGCCGAATCCAAATCCGCCTGGAACGGTAACGCCAGGTGCTGGCGGAAACACGGGTTTGCTTGAAATGGGCAAGGATAATTTCATTGATGATCGTTCCACTTTACTACCCGGTGGATCGGTAACGGATAGCCTTTTGAATGTTCCGACGCAACCCGTTGTCAATCCTTACGATCAACAAGTAACGGGTTGGTATCAATCACTACTTGGGCGCGCACCAACGCAAGCCGATCTGAGTTACTGGGGCGGTGAACTCGCCAAAGGCGTTGATGCTGGCGCGATTCAGGAATCTATTGGCACATCACCAGAAGCGTTGCTAAACCGCACTTACCGCATGTCACTTGGAAGGATGCCAACGCAAGCCGATTACGGTTATTGGCTTGGCGAGTACAACAAAGGCGTCCCGCTGTCAGATATTCGCCAATCCATTAGCGCATCACCCGAAGCGCAGCTATTTTCAAGCTACAACCAGGCTTCGCAGAATATGAATTTGCAGCCATATAACTACTATCTTGGGCAGTTAGGTAGTGGCGAACCAGTCCAAGGTCTTTTATCAAGTTTCACGCCACAAAACGTAGATTCAGGCGGATTGTTTTCTATCCAATGACAAAGTTTGATCTTCAGCACTGGGAGCGATGCAAGCCTTACCTTGAGGCGGCATTGCTTCACGCTGGACAAACGCATACCATTGAAGATATTGCAAAGGCCGTGACAAACAAGCAAATGCAGTTTTGGCCCGGTTCGCAATCCGCTGTCATCACAGAGATTCAGGTTTATCCGCGAAGCAAGGCATGTCACTACTTCCTTGCTGGCGGAAACATCGAAGAACTCGCCGCAATGCGCCCCGTTATCGAGAAGTGGGCGTTATCCATAGGATGTAATCGCGTCACGCTAGCGGGTAGGCGCGGATGGATCAAATCATTTCTGGCGGACGAAGGTTATCAAGAGAAGTGGACTGTCATGTCCAAGGAGCTATCACCATGAGTAAAGGCGGCGGCGGAAGTTCGTCAACATACACACCCGATCCAGAGTTTAAGCAAGCTGCGCTGCAAAACTATGCGTTTGCGCAGCAGGTGGCGCAGCAACCTTATCAAGCCTATGGCGGGCCAAGGATTGCGGGATTCACGCAACCGCAACAAGAAGCAATGGCCGCCATCAGAGAATCGCCATTAAGCCTTGGCGAATCCATGGCTAATTTTTACAATCCTTATAACCAGCAAGTTATCCAAAACACGCTCGGCAACATTGAAACGCAACGACTGATGCAACAACAACAGTCACGCGCTGCCGCGGCAAAGGCTGGCGCGTATGGTGGAACTCGCCAAGCAGTACAGGAAGCACTGCAACAGCAAGCCGCACTGCAAACGGGCGCGCAGGCCGCGGCACAACTTGCGCAGCAAGGGTTTGGGCAGGCCGCCGCGCTCGGTGCGCAGGACATTGGTTTACGCCAACAAGCCGCGGCGGGATTACAGGGTATTGGTGCGCAGCAACAAGCCATGAACCAAGCCAATTTGGATTTGGCGTACCAAGACTTTTTGCGCCAACAGAATTACCCGTTGCAGCAGTTGCAGATCCTTCAACAAGGTCTTACGCAAATGCCATCAGGTGGTACGCAACAGACCACGCAAAACCTTTCCGGCGCTCAACAGTTTGGGCAGGGATTGAGCAATGTTGCGGCACTCGCTTACCTGTTTTCCGACAAACGCATGAAGGAAAACATCGCCAAGATGAAGTCACCACTTGCATCGCTTGGCGAACTCAGCGGTTACGAGTACGAATACAAGGGTTCGGATATGCCAACGGGTGGCGTGATGGCGCAAGATGTTGAGCGCGTTATGCCGCACGCTGTAGCCAAAGCGGATAACGGCATGAAGATGGTGAATTATCCAGAGGTAACGGGTTTGCTGGTTGAGGCTGTCAAGGAACTTGATCGCCGCACAAGGGGTTAAACATGGCACTTTTAGACTTTCTGTTTGGCGGGCCTTCATACAGCACGGTTCCGAATTCACCTGAATCCGCCATGCAAGGCGCATCGCCTAATGTCTTGCAACGCTTTGGCACAGGTCTTGATCGTGCAACCATGATTCCTGGTTTGCCAACGCCAGCCATGGATGAAGAAGAGCGTATGCGTCAACGATGGATGACGCTTGCCAATATCGGATCAACGCTTGCTCGTGGCGGCACTGCCGCGGAAGGTTTACAGCAAGCGCGCCAACAAGCCTTGCAGCAACAGATTGTCGGTGCGCAGTTTGCGCAAATGATGGAGCAACAAAAACGCGAGCAAGCATTACGCCAGGCATTAACCGCGCAACCTAGTGCAGCGCAACAATTTCAAGCAGGACAGGTGGCCATGGCAGGAGGTGGCGGGCCAACGCAAGATGCTGCAAGAGCACAACAGCAAGCCGTACAAGCATCAACGCCATTTGCAAGTCTTTCGCCAGAGCAACGATTAATTGCTTCGCAAATGCCATACGCTGAAGCGGTCAAGTACATTGGTGAAAACGTCAAGCCAGAGGAATATGGGACAGGAACTAACACGGGCATGATTGGCGGTAGACCTGTTAGCTATGTAGTTGGCAAGCGTGGCGGCGTCAAAGTGCTTGATGTTTCACCGCAACCAAATGAAGAAAAGATTGATACTGGAAACCAAATACTTATTGTTGATAAGTACACAGGAAAAACCGTTGGAACTTACGGTAAACAAATGACGCCAGGCGAAGCGGCGACTAACTTAAGAGCATTAAGCACACAGGATTTGAATGAACGCAAGTTCGCATTTGATAAAACACAAACGGCACAGCAAAACGCTTTCCGCGCTCAAGAGCTTGGCTTTAGAGGTCAAGAACTTCAACAAGGCCAGCAACGACTAGAGCAAGGTGATCGTGAACTTGTTACGGACGCTTCTGGAAATATGTTCTTTGTTTCTAAAACAGGGGCGCAATCAAGAACGGTTTCTGGACCTTCTGGAGAGGCGCTGAAAGGTAAAGGACAGACTATTCCTACCGCGGTAACGGAAGAGTTTGTCCAAAATCAATCAAGCGTTAATTCAATTGACAGGACTATCAAACTTTTAGAAGAAAACCCAGATGCTGTAGGCCCAATTACCGGAAGAGTGCCATCAGCCATTCGTGATCCATTTGCAAATCAGCGCAATGTTGAAACGCGTGCCGCTGTTGCTCAGATTGGAAGCACGTTGATTAAAAACATTTCTGGCGCTACGGTTCCGTTAGGCGAGGTTGACAGGCTTAGACCTTTCATTCCATTTGCGTCAGATGATCCGGAAACTGTGAAGACAAAACTAAGAAACTTAAAGAAAGAAATTGTCAACATTGAGGAAGAACGCAAGAAGCAGTACACAGCGCAAGGTATGAACTATCCGTCTCTATCTGGAAGGATAGCTATACCTGGAACTCCAAGCATTATGGATCAATACGGTCTTACGCCAAGGAAATAAGCCATGACAAACCTTGAACGCGTTTCGGCAAACATGCGCAAAATGTTCGAGCAAGGCGCTCCACAGACAGATATGGAGGCTTACTTGCGCTTAGAGGGTTACACGCCATCACGCTATCTTGGCGCAATGGCGAGGCAACGTCGCGGCGTTGGTGAGGTGGAAGCAGGAGCATTCCGCACATTCATGCAAGGTTTAACGTTTGGATTTTCTGACGAAATTGAAGCGGCAGTCAAAGCAGCGTTTACCAAAGGATCGTACCAAGACAACGTTGAAGCGGTACGAGAAGGTATTAAACAGTATCAAAAACAAAACCCTATGGCGGCAGCAAGTAGCGAGCTTGCGGGCGCTTTATTACCGGCAGCTGTTACGATGGGCGCAGCAGTGCCAGCAGTTGCCGCGCGCGCACCCCAGGTCGCAGGTGCCGTGACTCGAGGCGCACAGGCTTTGACAAGCGCATTGCCTTCAGCGTTGCAAGGAACAAGCATTGGAGCGCAAATTGGCAGAGGCGCGGTCCTTGGTTCGGCAGGCGGCGCGTTGGGAGGCGCAGGGCAGGCCGAAGGTGGCGCTACCAGTACGTTACAGGGCGCAGTGCTTGGTGCTGGTCTTGGTGCTGGTGTTGGTGCCGCCATACCACCGGCTATGGGGCTTGCTTCTTACGGCGCAGGAAAAGCGCGTGACGTATTAGGAAGAAGCGGTACCGCAGCGCAACAAAAAGCTGCGCAGCTAATTATTCAAGGCATGGAGCGTGATCAGTTAACGCCAGCAGAGTTACAGCGCCGACTGATGCAGGCCACGCCAGGTAAGCAGACAACACTTGCTGATATTGGCGGCGAATCACTGCTATCGCGTGCCGCTGGCGCTGTCAATACACCAGGTGCCGCCAAAGGTCCGAGAGGAGAATTCCTCCAAGAACGTGTCCGCACTCAGTCAGATCGTGTTATTGCTGACTTGGCGGCTGCCGCGCAAGAACGTTTGCAGAATACAAACATGTTATTGCGTGATTTAACAGAGCAGCAAAAAAGCAAAGCAGCGCCACTTTATGCGGCAGCGTATGACACGCCTGTTGGTATATTGAATGACAAAGAATTATTGGCTTATTTGGATAGACCGGCATTCAAAAAAGCCTATGCTCGAGCAGTTAGTATGGCCGCCAATGAAGGCGAATCATTGCCTCAGATTTATCGTTTCAAGACTGACGGCAATGGCAGACCTATTTATGACGAGGATGGATTGCCTGTTTATGGCGATCTAGAGGATCTGCCTAATGTCAAGATACTTGATTGGGTTAAACGAGGTCTTGATGATGTGATTAACGCCAAGCAAACCAAAGAAGGGTTTGCTTCAACAGAGGCCAGGATTATCCGAAACGCGAAAAACGATTTTCTTGAACGTTTGGATACGCTGGTGCCAAAGTACAAAGAGGCTCGAGCTGCGTTTGCTGGCGACGCGGCGCTTAAAGATGCTATTGATCAGGGCAGAAAAGTATTCAGCATGCCAGAAAACGATTGGCGCGAAGTGGCGGCAGACTTTAATAAACTGACTGACATGGAACGCAACATGTTCCGCGCTGGCGTTGTTGACGCGGCTAAGATTCAAGCCGATCGGATTACCAGAGAATTTGGAACGGCCAGAGATGTAACGCGTTTGTTTGATAACACGCAAACGCTTGGCAGGCTGCGTGCAGCATTTCCTGATTCGCAATCCTTTGACACATTCCGCAATCAACTTGGCGAAGAAGCGCGATTCACTGAAGTGCGCAACCGTATCCTGGCCGGATCGCGCACAGCGCCGCTGGCCGCGGAAATGGCAGAGCAAGCAGGTCCAACAGGCGCAGCGGTTGGGTCAGCCATTATCCAAGGAAATTTACAACCAATTGCTTCGCAGTTACTAGGCCAGGCTATGCAACGAGGCGCTGGTAACGTTGGTGACGTAGCGGAGATACTCGGCAGAGAAATGCTAACGCCATTGACGCCACAAAGCCTTGATGCTTTGATGCGTAGGCTTGCAACTCAGCAAGAAGCTATGGCTCGCGCAGAAGTATCTCGAGCAACTTCCAGGCCCATGGTTGGCGGTGCGTTTGGACAATTAACTGGACAAGCTGTAGCGCCATCCGAACCCGTAAGACTTGATGTGATGGGCACCGCAGCCACCATGTCAGACGAAGAGAAAAGGCTTGCAGGTTTGCTGCAATAGGATAAACTTACCCCCGGAACTCCCCTCCTGTTGGTTTTTGCCCGCCGCTTGCGGGCATTTTTTTTGCCGTTCGTCGGAAAAGGTTGGACACTTGCAACTTTTTACCGCCAAATGGAAAGCTATGAACAAACTAATTATTGGTATTGATCCAGGGGCAAGTGGTGCGATTGCAACACTTCAAGGCAAGAAACTTATTGACGTGATTGACATGCCGATTGTGCAGCGCACTGTTGGAAAGGCTGTCAAGAACTTTGTGTCGCCACACGAATTGCATACGCATTTGGCGGCTTACCTGATTGACTATGAATGCACAGCTTATATCGAACAGGTTTCCGCTATGCCGGGGCAGGGTGTAAGTAGCATGTTTTCGTTTGGGCGCTCACTCGGCAATGTTGAAGGCGTGCTTGCATCCTTACAGATTCCTTACCACTTTGTGCCGCCGCTTGTGTGGCAACGCAAGGTTAGGCTGACGGGTGGTAAGGATGGCGCACGAGCATTGGCGCAACAAATGTTTCCTAACAACGCGTCGAGTTTCTCTCGCAAAAGAGATGACGGGCGGGCTGACGCCAGTTTGATTGCACTTTATGGGGTTATGAATGAGCACACAGGAAGTTGAAAATCTAAAAGAGTTGCTGAAGTACACACGAACACTTGCCGCGGAAAGCGACAACAAGTTGCGCGTTGCGCGAAGGTTTATCCACTCGTTATTGCATCCAGAGGAATACGGACACGCAGTTACGGAAGAGGTGCGCGGCAAAGCGTTAGAAATCATCAGGCAGATTTCATGAAGCGCGTTTTGCTTATTGGATCTGAGGGTTACGTTGGCAGCCAATTGCTAAAAAACATTGCGCATGACGTGAACCTTGTGGCCGTGGATATTAAGACGGGCATGGATTTCATGGACATGTCCGACGTTTCACTGAGTGCGTTTGATGAGATCCTTTTCTTTGCTGGCGTGTCTAACGTTGCCGACGCTAACCGCCAACCGCATCGGGCAGTAGCGGAAAACGTTGTGTACACATTGTGTCTACTTGAGCGCATGGCGGCACACACAAGACTGATTTACGCCAGCACAGGATCGTTGCTTTCAAACGGTGATTCATTAGTTGCGAACGAGCAACGAGAAAACGCTTATGACGCCAGCAAGTTGTCATTTGATTTGGTGGCTAAGTACATGGGCAAACGCGTGGTTGGTTTGCGCATGGGCACGGTAAGCGGATGGTCTCCAAAGATGCGATGGCATTTGATCTTCAACGCAATGAACCGATCAGCGATTGAAGAGGGGCGCGTTTACGTTACCAATCCTGATGCAATGCGAAGCATTTTGTTCCATGACGACTTAGCGGAACGCGTGATGGAGATCATCGAGGATGACAGCGTACAAGGCATTTATCCGCTTGCGTCTTACACCATGAGCATTGGCGAGCGAGCGCACGAGGTGGCAAATGTTCACAAAGTCCCGGTTGAGTTTGGTGCTGGCACAGGCACATATTCGTTCGCGCTCCCAACAATTCCGCAACTCTATTCAATACAAGAACGCTGCGAACACTTTAAGAGAGCATATGGACAAAACAATTGACCAATGTTTGCTTTGCGAGGGGAAAACGGAAATGATCTTTGATCTTGGCGAGCAACCACCCGCCAACGCGCTAAAGAACAGTCCCAACACATTTGTGCGCTGCGCAAGGCTTGCTGCGCAGATGTGCACACAATGTACACACGTTATGCAAAAGGTGAGTTACAACGCCAAAGATTTGTTCGATCACTATCTATACGTCAGCGGCACGAGCAATACGCTTAACGATTACTTTGAATGGTTCGCAGAGAACGTTTCGCTTCATCACCCGAACGCTGACGTGCTTGAGATTGCAAGCAACGATGGAACGTTGTTGCAGAAACTTGCCAAGCGTGGCGCAACCGTGACGGGGATTGAACCAGCAAAGAATTTGCTTGAACTGTCAAGCAAGAAAGGCGTTTACACGATCCCGGCCTATTGGCCTTTGAACATGGGCAACGAGCGTTATGACGTTGTGATCGCCATGAACGTGTTGGCGCATAACGACGATCCGATTGCGTTCCTCAAGGGCATTGAGGCTTGCCTAACGGATGATGGTGTGGCGTACATCCAGGTGAGCCAAATGGATATGCTCGCCAATGGTGAATTCGACACGATTTATCACGAGCACGTTTCTTTTTTTACGGTGGACTCGTTTACCTTAGCGTGTACCAGGGCGGGTTTAAGGGTAGGTTTTCGCCAACGCGTAAACGTGCATGGCGGGTCGATGCTTGCAGCAGTATGTAAGCGTGACTCGTTTCCGAGTCCGATTCCATTTGCACCAAGCCAGTGGAATGAGGGAAGGTTGCACCAGCTGACGTGGATGGACGGTCAACGATTTGCCAATGGCGTAAACCGTTCCGTGGAATCCATGCGATCTGTCATCAAACAAGCCAAGGATGATGGGTATGTAGTGGTTATGGTTGGTTGTGCCGCCAAAGCAGTCACGCTGATGCAAGCCATTAACGATGATCCGCACGTTGTTGTGGATGAATCGCCATTGAAGATCGGTAAGTACTTGCCGAACTCCACGCAGCAAATTGTTGCGCTCCAAACCGTATCGGAGATCAGGCAAAAGTGTCTTTTTATCCTTGGCGCATGGAACTTTAAGCAAGAACTGATACGAAAGTTGCAAGGGCTGCGCGATCCACATCTTTACGATTCTGTTTTAACACCTTTCCCAATGACCTTTAAGGAATCACTACATGGATGAGTTTTCAGTTGATGAGCAACAGCCAGAAAAAAAGCGAAGCAAAGCGTCAGCGATTAGCGAGTTGGAATCAAAGTATTCCGAAGCGATGGAGAACCTCACTGATTGCATTGAAACGCTTAAAGGGTTGGAGCAATACGGTCGCTTTCAAGATGCCGTGGTGCGCCGCCGAGCTATCGAGTGCTTGAGACGCGTAGGACATTGGCCCGCATGAAAATAATCATTTCAACAACAGGAAGCCCAACGTTGCACGTTATGAAGTCCAGCGTATTTCATTACGCCAAGGGTGTGCAGTTGTGCGTATGGGAAGGGAAACTTGGAAACTTTGGCGATGACTACAACGCAGCCATTGAAGCGTTTGCAGAAGGTGATGAATCATTCATTATTGCTAACGATGATGTTGTGATCACGCCACAAACCATGTCGCTATTGCTTGATGACGTGGCGGCACTGAGCAAAGTGTGCAAGCGCATTGGTTTTATCGCAGCGCGTTCAGACTTTGTGCGGCCACCACAAAACATCAGAGTGCCGCGCAACGAAGGTGACGCCATCGAGATGTGCCGCTGGCGCTCTGAGGATGCCATCAAACCCGTTGACGTGATTAGCCCGATCTTTACCTGGGTGAACGCCAAAGCAATGAAGGATCACCCGTTTCCGCCGATCAACTGGTTTAGTGATGACGTTGTGTGCGCTGACATGGCGGCAGACGGTTATAAGCATTTCGTATCACGCGCTTATGTGCATCACGCAGGAAGCATGACGGTTGGGCGCGACGCTAAAGCGTTGATCGGTGCAGCAGCACCATGGATCGTTGAGCACAGGCCGGAATACGCCAAGAAATGGTTCGGGGTGCAAGCATGAAAACGCATCGCAGGATTTGCATCCTCACAAACACGCATCCGTATGGCGTCACAGAGAACTTTGCCCGCCATATCGCTATTGGCTTTGCGGCACACGGATTTGAGCCACACATCGTTAATATCATGGCACCGCTTGAACAGCAATTTCAGGCGATTGGCGCGTTATCCGCCATTGATGAATTGTTCATGATTGGCGCACTGCCGCTAAAGGTAAAAGTTGGTGATGAATACTTGTGGCGCGAAATGTCAAAGCGCGGTAAGCACGTGACCTATTACGTCATTGACTCTTACCACAATGACTTGCGACGTGTGCCTGAAGTGCTTGAATACCTGAAAGCATCAAGCAGTGAGGACAACCTTTATCACGCGTTTGCGGATTACGAAACAGCAGATGCGCATTTCTTGTGCGGTAATGAGTTGCGCTTTGGCGGGTTTCCTGCTGCGCCGATTGATCAGGAAGCCATGTACCGTGATCGCTTGCTTGTGTTTGGCGGGATTGGCAACGAGTTAGCGCAGATCAAGGACACGCTTGATGAAACGGTTTCTGAAGTCAGGCGAACTATTGACTTAAAGGATGATTACTTGTTGCTTGGCGATGGAAGCCATTGGGATGTGCTGAGCAAGGTGCTAGACATTCGCGGGCAATACGACAGGTTGCACGAAGAAACCTTATTGCTTGATGCGTATTGCGCATTGGATGCGGCGATGAAACGCCATAGACGATTGCATGTCATGTCTGCGCTTAAAGGCTTACCCATTGACATTGCAGGGCCAGGTTGGATGGAACATTTCGGTGAAGTGGACAACTGGCGATATGTTGGTTCCCAACCGCACGCCGCGTTGGGGACGATGGTTCAACATTATGCTGGCCTGATTAACTTTGACGCCAATTGGGATTGGTGCCCGCATGACAGGGCACTTACCGCGGCACTGATGAACAGGTCAGTACTGACAAACAAGAACGCACTTAGTGGCGATTTTGCGCACACATACAAGTTTGGCGATTCACAAGCCAGCATTGCCGAGAAATGTGAAGCAATGCTTTACGACTCGCAAGCAGACACACCGATGTATCCGTATAGCGAAGAGCATTTCAAATGGACGTGGCACGTTTCGATTAGGGACTACTTAAATGAGCGATGAGAAAGCAGAGCGCGTAATGCAAAAAGTGTATTACTTGGACACGGTTTTGTTCGTGCCGCACTACTCCAAACCGCATTGGTGGGTGTGTGCCGGTGGCATGGAACGCACAACAGCGTGGCTCAATGAGCGTTACGCCACCAAGGAAAATTTGTACTTGTGGCCGCGTCACTGGAACAAGGACTAACTGTCATGGTTAAGTCATTGAAATTTATAGCGTTTATGGCACAATATGTCCGCCATGAAAGCAACGTACACGGTCAAACAAGTTTCGGTCGATCCGAACCGGGAAGTGCTGTTGCGTTACATGCAACGGCAGATACTTCCCGCGGATACGGTGATCTGTCCGAGCAACGGGTGGTGGTGGGTGGTGTATCTGAAAGACGAGGCTTGCGCGTTCGCGTGTCTCATGCCATCAGCCAGCTGGGAGGATACTGTTTACCTGGCGCGGGCTGGCGTGATCATGCACCACGAGGGCAACGGGTTACAGAAAAAGCTAATCCGTGCGCGCTGCAAGTTTGCTCGCCAACTTGGGAAAGTTTGGGCGGTAAGCGATACGACGGACAATCCAGCGTCAGCCAATTCGCTGATCGCGGAAGGGTTCAGGATGTTCGAGCCAAGCAAACCGTGGGGCGCGGAACGCACAATCTATTGGCGGAAATCGCTTGCCGTATAAAGATCCTGCTTTGCGCCGCGAGAAGCAACGCGGTTACGCCAGAAAGCATTACGAAAAGAATCGAGAGCGTATTAAGCAAGCAACGATCGTTAACAAGCGATTACGGCGCAAAGCATGGGATGCGTACAAGGCATCGCTTTCATGCGCACATTGCGGCATACGCAATCCGGCACTGATTGACTTTCACCATGTTGATAAGACTAACAAAGAGTCAGTCAATTTATTAGTTAAGAATGGACGGTTTTTGCGAGCGTTTGAAGAAGTTAAGAAGTGCATACCGCTTTGCGCAAACTGTCACAGATTAGTTCACCAACGGGAGCGCTTAAAGGCGCGAAAGAAGAGGAAATATGAGCTTTTACATCAGAGAAGGGATACCGATTCAGGTTGAAGTAAAACCCGAAAAGCGCGTGCGGATTGGTTGCAACTATCAGCCGCCAAAACCGAATCATGTCAGCTATGACATGCTGTGGGTTCAGGATTTGTTTCTCATTGGCCGCACACCTTGGTCTTACATCCGTTACAAGACACCGGAGTTTGTGTATTGGTTTCTTGTTTGGTGCGTTGCTACGTACTTTTTGGCACGGTTTGGCGTGGGGTATTTGAAATGAAACTAAGCGAATTTGATATGTGGTTTCGCATGTTTGCGTTGCTTGGCCTTGGTATTTCTATGGCAATGGCGGCAGGCGGATGGTTTGCTATAGCCGCCATATGTGCAGCGATATTTCTTGAACCTTATAAGTGGCAATCATGAGCAAAGAAGCTATGCAGATAGCGCTTGAGGCGCTGGAAAAAGTGATCACAGCGTTTGGTTCAGGCTTAACGCTACAACAAAAAGCCGCTACCGCACTGCGCCAAGCACTTGTCGATACCGGCGACACATCGAAAAAACGTGTCGATGAAAAGGAAAAACGTGAACATGAATGGGTTGGGCTGACGGATGAGGAGATACAGGATCTGAGTTATCTGTCTCAGAAAATCGACGAAGGTAATGCAGAGTGGTTTGATCGCTTGGGTTTTGCTAAGGCCATTGAACAAGTCTTAAAGGACAAAAACGCATGAACCAGCAAGAGGTATTGCGCCTTGCTAAATCCATGGGTGTGTTGGTATCTGGCAAGGCTGAGTTTACGCGGTCGGTTGCAAGGTTTGGAAGCGTTATCGTGAAGCGGTACACGCCGCTAACAAAAACGCAGCAGGTGTATTTCGACGCGCTAACGGAACCCAAATCGCTGCAGGACTTGGCGGATAAATTTGGCTGCACACCGCAGAACGCGCTCAAGATGATGCGCGCATTGGAAGCGAAAAAGTTGGTGAGCAAAACGTTACGGTTTAAGCGCCGACTTGATAAGGGTGCATGGGCCTGGTACTACGAGAGGGATGTATGAGCAAAGATCACAGTGAATGGAGTCCTTCATCCGCGGAACGTTGGATTGCATGTCCAGCGTCTATCCAACTGGCGCGAGGGGTACCGAGAACGGAAGCAGGGCAAGCCGCCAAGATTGGTACTGCCGTTCATGCGTTGTCGGACATGGCGTTAATGATGGGCGAGAAGGCCAATCGGTATATCGGTGAAGCGTTTGAAGGCATCACCATAACTGAAGAGATGGCGGGTTGGGCGCAGATTTACATTGATTTCGTTGAGTCATTTGACAAGGATGAATCATTTGGCGCGGCACTCATTGAAGAGCGCGTTGTGCTCGCCAATCCGTTATCGGCGCATGTGTTTGGAACGACAGATTGCGTGATATGGAGTGATACGGAATGTGTTGTTGCTGACCTAAAAACAGGGCAGATAAACGTTGAGCCTGACAGCGCGCAGCTGAAACTTTACGCGTGTGCCGTGGAGCCGGATTTACCGGAAAGCGTTAAGGATTTCAGTCTAGTCATTGTGCAGCCAACGCAACCGCAACCCATCAAAACGTTTAAGATCACGCGCCATGCGCTGAACGTGTGGCGTCAGGATGTGTTGTTACCCGCCATCAAGCGAACGTTGGAGCCGAGCCCAGAGATTGTTGAAGGTCAGCATTGCCGCTGGTGTCCGGCGCGGTCAGCGTGTCCTAAGAAGCGCGAAGCCGTGGCGGTTATCGCCAAAGCCGAAGTAGATGCAATGGACAGCGATGCTATGAACGCATTGCTTAATATGGCGGTTGATGCGCAGCAAACGATTGAAGCGATCCAGAAACGAGCGTTTAAGTTTCTTGAAAGCGGAAAAGGATTGGAGGACTGGACGCTTGTGGCGAAACGCGCTACACGCAAATGGTCTAACGAAAAGGAAGTCATGTCACGCGTAGAGGAGATACCGGGAACCGTGAAGCGGATACCGATCACACCCGCGCAAATGGAAAAGCAGTTTCCTGACATGTATCAGAGTTTGGCTGAATTGGTGACAGCCGAATCAAGCGGATTAACGCTTGGGCGCAAGGACGCGCCAAACATCACCGCTTAACTCTCAATTGAAAGGTGTTTATATGCTAGGACTAACAGGTGGTGGATCTGGATTGCCATACATACGTTTCTCGCCACAAGCCAATGCGTGGACGAACAAGGAAGGCCAGGAAATCCAACTCAAGCAAATCGTGTTTGACATTGACGCCACGCAAACCGGGTGGCTGATGCTGGCAACGGGTGTGCGTGATTGGCAACCGGATCATGAGCTAGGCAAGAAAAGTGCGCAGCCAAGTCCCGATCATAAGCGCGGGTTCATTGCGCGGTTTTACAACAAGGAACTTGGCCTGGTGGAATGGAACTCAAACCAGGCAGGTAGCAACATGGGGTTTGAATCGCTTTACATGGCGTGTTCAAAGGATCGTGCCGCCAATCTAGATAAGGTTCCTGTTGTCGAGTACCAGGGCGCGGATCTGTTGAAGGTTGGCAAAGGCGGAACGCGTAAGCCTAAGTTTGTGCTTGTGAAGTGGATACCGAGGCCAGCTGGCATGGACGGCGAAGCCGAGGCGCCCGTGGCCGCGGTGCAGCAAGCAGCGCCCGCGCAACGTGATGAAGAGTTTTAGAGCAACACGTTGAAACGAACCCGCGTTTATACGCGGGTTTTTTTGACGCCAACAGGAATAGAAACAAATGCACGCTGAACAATTAGCGGTGGCGCTTGGTAACGCCAAGCGATATAAGCGGGGATGGTTAGCCAGTTGCCCGGTACCAGGGCATGGCAGCGGGAACGGGGACACGAATCCATCGCTTGCGATTACGGACGGAGAGGGTGGAAAGATTCTGCTCAAGTGCTTTGGCGGATGCGAGCAAGCCGACGTGTTTGAAAGCGTTAAGCCATTGCTTGGTGATGGGCAGTTAGGGTGGAACTCGTTGCCGCCAAGAAGGATCAGTGCCGAGCCACTGGAGAACGTCAAACCGATCAGGTTGAACGAGGTTTATGCCTGGGACTACATCACGCTCGATGGCGAGATAACGGCGCAGAAAGTGCGCTATGAGCTACCAGGCGGAAAGAAAACTTATCGCCAATACAGAATCGTTGACGGGCAACGGATACCTACGATTGCGGGTTGGGAGCCAGTACCCTATAACTTGCCGATGATGGCCGCGCACCCATCAAAGGTTGTCTTTATTACGGAAGGTGAAAAGGCAGCCGAGTATCTGACAGCGTTTCTTGGCGTGGTTGCCGTGTCAGCGCATCAAGGGGCAAGCGACTGGCCGGAAGCGATCACGCCTTACTTTCAAGACAGAAACGTGGTGATTCTGCCGGATTATGATTTGCCTGGATGGCGTTACGCGAACCGTGTCGCAAAAGCGTTGCAAGGAACGGCAGCGCAGATCCGCATTGTCGATTTGGGCATGGACGCCATTGGTGATGATGCTTATGAGTGGATTGACGCTGATCACGACTTGGAGGATTTGAAGCAACTCGTGCAGCAAACAGCGTTATGGGATGGCGAGGACGTTGAGCCGCCAACACGACTAACGGGAAAAGAAGCCGAGAAGGAACCTGAATCAGTAACGCCGGAATCGGAACCGTTTGATGATCATGTGCCGAGACGTTTCAAGGTTGAGATGTGGCGTGACGCGAAGGACGAGCCCGTTAAGTGGCTCATTGATCGTGTGATACCGCAACGTGGATTCATGGCGCTTTACGGGCCACCAGGCACCTTCAAATCGTTCATAGCCCTCCACATGGCCGCCATGGTCGCCAGTGGACAGACGTGGCTAGGCCACGAAGTCCATGGCGAAGGCGGCGTGCTGTATGTGGCTGGGGAGGGGCATGGAGGTATTGGGACGCGTATTGCAGGACTTAGAAAGCAGTATGAGCTAACGGACATACCTGTTGGCGTTATCAGGTCGCAGGTGAACTTGCGAGGATCTGAATCGGATTTCACGGATCTGCTTATCGCCATAGCCGAAAGTGAGATTGAGAAACCGAAGCTGATCATCATTGACACGTTAGCCAGAGCATTTGGCGGAGGTAACGAGAACGCGTCAGAGGACATGGGTGCGTTTATTGCGCAATGCGGACGACTCCAAGCGGCAACGGAAGCCGCCTTGCTTGTGGTGCATCACTCAGGTAAGGACGCGTCACTTGGATTACGAGGGCACTCAAGTTTTCTAGGTGCCGTGGATACACAGATTGAGATTACCCGCCATCAGGAAGCGCAATCAGGGACGTTGCGGATTACC